AAAGGGCGAACCCCATTGAGTTAACTCGTCAAAGCCAACCCAAGAGAAAGATAAACCCTGATAGCGAAGTACGTCATCATCTTTGTCTAAGTAGGAGAACCATAGTCTGCCACCTGATGGGGCAGTCCAAGTCATCTTACGTTCAGACCACTTAATCCCCGGAATAATCTTAGGGTACATCTCTTGTGACTTCCAGATTAACTCACGTAGTACTGCAGTTGATCTTCCTATTTACATGAGAGCATATACAAACCCCGGAGGCCGAGGCCATGCTTGGGTAAAGAAGATGTTTATTGACCCTGCTCCCTACGGGGAATCCTTTGATGCCACTGATTCTGAAACTGGCAATCCAATGGTATACCCAGCAGGTCATTCCAAGGAAGGACAGGCACTTTTCCGTAGGAAGTTTATTCCTGCTAAGCTATCTGATAATCCTTATTTGACAGAGACAGGGGATTATGAAGCTAACTTGCTCTCACTACCAGAACAGCAACGGAGACAGTTGCTTGAAGGAGATTGGGACATTGCAGAAGGAGCTGCATTCCCTGAGTTTAATAGACACATCCACGTTGTGGAACCATTTGACATACCTAGCAACTGGACTAAGTTTAGAGCGGGAGATTATGGTTACAGTTCTTATTCAGCAATTGTATGGTGTGCTGTCGCTCCGAATGACCAGCTTATTGTCTACAGAGAAATGTATGTGTCAAAGGTGTTGGCAGAAGACTTAGCTGACCTCATACTAGAAGCAGAGAAGGGTGATGGACGTATGCAGTATGGCATCTTAGACTCCTCATGTTGGCACAAGCGTGGTGACACTGGCCCTAGCATAGCAGAACGTATGGTAGTGAAGGGTTGTCGTTGGAGGCCATCAGATAGATCTAAAGGAACACGGATCTCAGGCAAGAATGAATTACATAGAAGGCTACAGGTGGATGACTTCACTGAAGAGCCTCGTATGGTTATCTTTAATAATTGTAGTAACCTTATATCACAGCTTCCTACTATACCGCTGGATAAAAAGAATGCAGAAGATATAGATACTAATTACGCTCATGATCACTTATACGATGCACTTAGGTATGGCATTATGTCCAGACCTAGATTTGGTGTATTTGATTATGATCCAGCAACAGCAAGACCTAACAGTCAGTACTTAGCAGATCCAATAATGGGTTATTAACTTAACATTTTGTGAGTAAGAAATGGCAGAAGAACAATTACCGGAACTAGGCAGCGCCTCCGCAGCACTAGACGATGTGAAGGAATCATCAGATGAAAAGCTATACGTAAGTCGTTTAGTTGACATTGTAAATGAACGCTTCACTAAAGCAGAAACTGCACGTAGGCAATACGAAGAACAGTGGTTACGTAACTACAAGAACTATCGTGGTGTGTACAGTAATGACGTTAAGTTCACTGAAGCTGAGAAGTCCCGTGTATTCATCAAGGTAACTAAGACTAAGGTGTTAGCGGCTTATGGTCAGATTACAGATGTATTATTCAGTGCAGGTCGCTTCCCTTTATCTGTAGATCCTACTGTATTACCAGAAGGTGTTGCAGGTGATGTACATTATGATCCAGCTAAAGAGGGTGCAGATGCATCCCCCTATGGCTATGCGGGTGATGGTAAAGATCTCCCTGCAGGTGCTACTGAGTCCTCACTTAAGTTAGGGCCAATGACAGATAAGCTTTCAGGTAAGGATCTTAAAGAAGGTATGGGTAGTTCACCTACCTCTGTTAACTATAATCCTGCTATGCTTGCTGCTAAGCGTATGGAGAAGAAGATCCATGACCAGTTAGATGAATCAGAAGCAACGAAGCAACTACGCTCTGCTGCATTTGAGATGCCTCTATTTGGTACTGGTATCATGAAAGGCCCAATGGCTGTTGATAAAGAATACCCTGATTGGGACGAGGATGGTACTTATATTCCTGTTACCAAGACTGTACCTAAGGTATCTTACGTGTCTGTATGGGACTTCTATCCTGATCCAGACGCAGGTAATATCGGTGAGTGCCAGTACTCAGTAGAACGCCACAAGATGAACCGCAGCCAACTACGTGATCTTAAGAAGCGCCCATTCTTCCGTAAGGATGTTATTGAAGATGTAGTCAATCAAGGGGAGAATTACACTAAGAAGTATTGGGAAGATGATCTTAAGGACTACCAGCTAGACTCAGGTGTAGAACGCTTTGAGGTACTAGAGTACTGGGGTGTGATGGACATGGAAACTATTGAAGAACATGACATTGAGATTCCTAAAGAGTTGCAGGATGCAGACGAGTTACAAGTTAACATCTGGATCTGTAATGATCGTGTATTACGTTCAGTGCTTAACCCATTCAAACCTGTACGTCTACCTTACTACGCTGTACCTTATGAGCATAACCCATACTCACTATTCGGTATTGCACTAGCAGAGAACATGGATGATACA